TTAGTCAACCGATTTTACTTCCAACGGTATCCACATTTTCGGATTGAAGTTGATTGTGTAGTCATAAGCTGATACATCTTTAGTCTTCACATCCTGCACTACATAGGATACGTTATCTGATAAACCGATAATGTGTTTCTGATATTCTTCATCAGCAGTCTCTACTAGGATTTCCAATTGATTATCTGTAGTATCTGCTACAATTGACATTCGCCCGCTCATCTCAAACATCACATCATTTGTGATAGCGTTCAAAACTGTTACCTTCCGAACCACATTGAAGTTGTCTGCTTCTTCTGAAAGATTATGCCTAACCACATCTGCATGGTCAGAACACCCAGCAAGCACACCAACAGTTACTAAAACAACAGCAAAAAATTTCCAATTTTTCATTTTCATCTAACTCCCTCTCACTATTTTGCGTAATTCGTCAAGCATGTTTATCATTGATATTTTGTCTAATACTTTATCCATTGAAAGCCTTGTCCTAACTTGATTTTGAGAATAGTATGGTATTTCTCCATTCGGACCGGTATTACCCGTCTGAATACCTTCAATCTCAATCACAGTAACTAATCTTTCGCTACTAGGATGTTCTCGAGTTTCATAAATTTGGATAATTTTATCTAAATTTATGAAATTGTCTTCTACCTTTATCAACTTAATCATTTAACTACCTCTTTTCTTCAAATAATCAGGGATTGGGTCACCAACCTTAATAGCCTCGTACTGTTCTTTGGTGACTAAGAACTTACCGTAGGCATGAGCTGTGACCGTGTAGCGTCCCTCTATGATTTCCTTGTCAGTGATTTGTCCTACCATCACACCGCCTGCATTATCTACTTGATAAACAATCACTGGTTGTTGTTCATTTTTAGCGGTTTGATAACCTGCTTGATAAATCATGTAGATAAATCCTAAAGCAGCAAACAGCACTACAATCATACTTGCTGTGAATTTTACGGTTTCTTTCACTCAACTTCCTCCATCCTAACGCTATACAACCGCTGACCTCGATACCTAGCTTCCAGGCCTGCTTTGCATTTCAAAGCATCAGCTTCATTTTCGAAGTGATGCGTTTCATCAACTAACATGTGATCAAATATCACGCTTACTGTATATGCCATACTAATTATTCCTTTCCAAACTTTCAATCAGCCAGTCGAGATTTTGACGAGCCTTCTTCAGATCTTCCAATCCATTCTTACCATGCCAACGTAACATATACTTGATGGCATTCCCCCAGTAGAAACCTTCTTCTTGCTCCGGGCAGGCTGCAAAATTTTTGATGACATCGATTGCTTCAAGTCCGAACCGGCCTTGATAATGCGACGGCTTTTTGACTGGATCAGTCATATTTCTTTCAATAACAGAATGAATATCTTCTGAATTGATATAGAATTCATTTTCTGATGTCGCAATTGCAGTATCTAAAATTTCGTCTGAATCATCAATTCCAGTGATTCGTCCTTTAATTAGAACAATATCACCAACAGAGTATTTATTTGTCATTTTTACCTCCCAAAAAATGTATGTTACCGTGTTACCGATAAAATCGAAAAAGTAGAAAAATTTTTTTAGAAATCCCTATTTTATAGGCTTTCTTTATTTATATATATATATTTTTATAAACTTTATAATATATCGGTAACACGGTAACATTATATATATAAATAATAATAAAACTAGTAGTATCAAGGGTTTTCGGTGTTACCGATTGTGTTACCGAAGTCCCAAAATGTTACCGATCTTTTTAAAAATGTTACCGATCTCCAAATCATGTTACCGAACTTTTTTTGACGAAACCCTTTATTGTTTTAGTGCCAATTCGATAGGTTTTCTTCTCCCAATCAGGATGATTATCCATAACCATGTTAATCTTCGTTGATAACTTCCTGTCATTCGAATTTCGCATAAAAAGGTTATACATCATTTCCCTTGTTGATACTTTCGACAGCCTACTTCCACCAGGTTCAAACTCAGGACTATTATCGAAATAACGCATTGTGTACTGATGTTGTTTCTGAATAGGCCATTTTTCCCAATTACTAGGTACGGGCATATCCAGATATTCCAATACCTGCAATTCAACTTCATCACGATACATGAATTTTTCACGGTAGATATTCAATTCATCTTCCGTTTCCTCATCAAACATCAAATCAACACCAGCTTTGAAAACCGTCACAGCTTCACCCCAAATCTGTTCAATCGTTTGAGGTTCAATTGTCATTGGGTGTTTCCGTTGTTTAGCAGCATCAGCAAGCACTGGAAGGAAACGACGCTCACCGGTCTTATCCTTGAGATATTCCTTCTGGTTGGTTGTTCGTGCCAAAATAAAGTTCTTGGCAAATTCCTCCGTCTTACTCATGTAAGGCTTCCGATAGCGTAGGCTAGTCTTTGAGATGAAGGCTTTGGTTTCCGCAAAGTTCATCCGATTACTTGCTACCATCTCATCATCATTGACAATGAGTGACTTCAGCATGATGTCATAATTGTCTTTATTGGCAAAGTCTGTCACGGCATCCGTGTACCATGGACCACCCAACTTTTGAAGTAGGGATGTTTTCCCAACACCTTGACCACCGACCAGATCCAAGACATAGTCAAATTTGACGTAGGGATCATAGACCTTGGCAACCGCCCCAACTAACCACATTTGAGCTATCTTTGAAATCAATGGGTTGTCATCAGCACCAAGATAGACTTGGAGCATGCGAGCAATCCGCTTCTTACCGTCCCAATTTGACGCCGCCTTTTCCATATAATCCAAGACTGGATTGTAGGACCTCTCAGACATGAAAGTTTCGAAACCAGCTTTGAATGCCTTATCTGAATACACAATTCCAAGGACATTCTCAAAGTAAACTGTCACAACGCTGTTGAAGTTTGCTGGAAGTTCACCCTGCTTGAAAGTTGTCCGTCCAATCTTCACATCTTGTGTGAACTCATATTCCTGTGAAAAATCATTCCGTCTAAGAAATTGCCCTAACTGGTCATCTGCCTTGAAAGACAAGAGCACATTGACCGGACTAGATGACTTGATAGCACCGTTGCCTGTTAGAATAAATTTCGGATTACTATCAATACTTACTACATCACCAATAGTGCTCACCTCCTATCTTTCTTGATCATACTTTCAACTGTTCTTGTTACTTCTCTATCTGATAAAGGACTGACGCTGTTTGTGTTTGCTATCCTAGCCAACTGCAAGACAATGTCATCATCAACAGCTCGGAATAGCAAGCCACCAACAAAGCTGGCCAACTTGTCATTCCGCCCACCCTCATCACCAAAACCTATAGCAATGGTTTCAAATAGATCTGTTGTCATGGTTTTATCACGACTAGCTGACCTTCTGGCAAAATCTCTTAATCCATCAGTACCATCATACCTGTAGCCGTGAGTATCCCCATACTGCTTCTTAATAGCTTGGATAAGTTCCTTGGAAGGGGTGACCATAGTACCGCCTTCCTTAGACTTTTCCAGGTCCCATTCATACTGCCCTTTTTCTGTTGCCGAAGGAGCAACCAAGACATAATTATTTTCATGAGCCTTGATGTCAACACCAGGTAAAAAACCAATCATCTGTGATATTGGGCAATCATCACGCTTAAAGTAGAAAAGATGCTTGCCACCACTCGCCGTTTTAGCTTGCAGGGTTGGTTCAATCAATCCTAGATGTTTCCACTTTTTCAATGACTCAAATCCGTTGGACTTGCCATGCTTGTCAATATCAATCACAAAGAAGTTCGTAGTACGAAAAGCAATATTGGCATTTGGGTAGCCGTCCCAAAATGTTTCAATTTCTTCGGCCGTCATCGCTGGCTTATCCGCAAATTCGATAAGAGGTCTTTTCTTATGCGGATGAATCGGTATGACTGCAAAACCAAGCTTTTGATACTGCAAAGCATATTCTTTCATTGACGGCATCATGAATTCTCCTCTCTCGAAATATAAACAAGTTCCTGGGCCATGTAACTTGACTGATATTCAGAATTAGTCATGTTTAAATAAGTTAACATGGATTGATAAGCTTCCTCAAATGTACTAAATGGACCTAATTCCCCATCAGTTTCATCAATGACCCAGAACTTGCTAGTTTTTAGAAAGGGAGGTCATCATCAATTTCTAATGGCTCACTTGTTTTTGTACCTGGATACACTTCCAAGTCATAATTGTAGCCAATGGATTTGTCACGTTTGGTGTATTCGCCGATAACTAAGATAAACTTAGTCCCAACTGCTTTACGTTTCAGAGCTTCTTCCATGGTCTTGTTGTCATCAAGATCTGAACCAACCATTTTGTCATCAGCCAATTCCAAAGCCTTGTGGAAGAATTTAACGGTAGTTTCAACCATACTTGTCAAGTCCATGGTCTTACCATTCTTGACCCATTCAGTCAAAGTACCCATACCGACATACTGTGTCCGACCATTGAATGGACTTTCTGGATCACGAACTTCAAAAGCATAGTTGATAGACTCCCAACCACTATCAGCAACACGAGCTTCAACTCCTGATAATACCACTGGATATTCACCACCCGGCAAATGCTGGTTGCCGCTGTTGACTTTGTCTTCTCTTGGGTTGTATCCGTTCGCTTTCAACTGTTTTGCAATATCTAATAGACTCATGTATGTTCTCCTTTATTCTTAAAAAATGTCTTCTTCAGCAGCTGTTTCCTGTTTTTTCTCTGCTGGTTTAGTCTTTGTTGTTTTGCTAGTCATTACGACAGCACCATCAATAGTTTGTAAAATCTTCAAGATTTCCTTGTCGTCAATCTGATCAGATTTGTATGTCTTCCGTTTTCGAACCACTTCCCGGTTGTAGTTGTTACCAAGTTTTTCAGTCCGAATCATCAAGTCTGAGTTCCCATTGATGAGATTGACATATTTTTCTTTCAAACTAGGGACTTTTTCTATCACTTTCCCTTTTTCATCATAGATACTTACTTCACGACTGATATAGATAACATTGACAGGTAACGACTTAAGATCTATGACCAATTCTGTTAGTGCTTGATTAAAATAATCACTAGCCTTTCCGTAAGGTACTTCAGAAAGCGCCTTAACTCCGAAATGCCCACATACTGCAATCTTGATCATATCAATCACATCATCAATCACATCAACTACTACAGTTTCATATGTGTGTTTCTGCGTTTGCAAAGCTAATAAGATTTCGCTCAACTGCTCAATCACTGACTTGGTAATGCGTCCTGACTGGTCTTTCTCATTGACCAACTGGATCGCTGGTACACTATTGGCGCTTGCGTTTCCGTCCGTGTTTAAGATAATTGGATTTGGAAACTCATTAGCCAAGTAGGACTTCCCACTCATGGTTGCACCGTAGAAAAAGAAATTCCGTGGTGTGTCCACAGGAACCTGTGGTTTGTTTGCTGGTAGTTTAAACATCTACTTCTCCTTAATCATAAATATCTTGCCAAGGTAATTTAATACCTGCCTTTTCTTCAAATTGCTTAGCATACTCAACCGCTACATCGCTGGTCAAGTTTTTCAAAACTTTACTGCGTAATTCGTGAGCCTTAATCCGTTCACGAGCTTTAAGCTCTCCAGAGTTCAAATCCTCTGTCAGTTCGTAAAGTTCCTGAACATAGAACCATGTTTTGAGCCGTCCGAGTTCGTTTCGTTTTAAGGTGTCTGCACTCTTTGACGACCGTGGTTTTAATAATTTAATGTTTGAGAAATTTTCTCCGTAGGTCAGTTGCCCACTTCGTTTCTTCTCGTTTAGCTTTGTGATTAAGTATCTACGTGAATACCATTCGAAATGTTCACAAAGCAAAGGTAATGTTAATTCTCCGTGCAGGTCTTTTAAGTTGTGGAGATTATCCAATGAGAAACGTTTCTCTTCTGGAACGGTTTGTTTTTGCTTACTCATTAACTTCTTCTCCTTCCTCCATAAACATATCTAACATAAACTCAATCAAATCATTAGCAAATACGGACAACAAACAAGCGTGAGCCTCAAAGAATACATTTGCTTTCTGCTCGTCAAAGTCACGATTGATAACAATCGAGATGAGATTATCCCACTGCATAAGTTGTTCTGATTGTCCTTTTTCTTTGAACGCTAGGTGGATATGATTGATAAGTTCTTGATTTTTAGCCATAATAAAAACACTCCTTTTGTGCATCTTGAAAAGAAGTGTTTTGCATGATATAATATTTCATGCAGAAACACTTTCTGTAGCGATAGTACATAACTCTTAGGTCGCCAAACTGTGGGAGTTATGTGCTATTTTGTTTATTTAAGGTCGTCAATCGCTTTTCTAATAACTTCCGAGGTAGTAAGGTTATTCTTCTGAGAATAGTCTTTTATTTTTTGACTTTGCTCATCATTAAACCTTATCGTAACACGTAAATTCTTAGGGTCTTGTGTTGGACGTCCTATTTTTTTTACATCAGACAAATTCATCACTCCTTTCGTCTGACAAAACTATATTATACTTTTGTCGGACATTAGTCAAGTGTTTTTATTAAATTTTCAAAGAACATTTTTACTACGGCTATTTAACTGCTATACACCAAGCTTTTTAGCTAGATCATTCAATTTAGTTTCATCGTTTTTGGTAGGCATTGTCTGCCATTTTTTTATTGTACTCATTTTTACTCCTCCTTGTAATAAAATTCAATCACATTCACATCATGCTGCTGACGACTTCCTGTTATCCGCCAGAGCAATTGACGGTAGTCATCATACTCACCAGAAGACTCATCCACTGGATCTAGCACAACAATAGTTTGGTATTTGTGTTGCAGACCGTCCACACCAACTCCCAGAACTTGACTGGTAGCAACTACAATCTGCTTATCAAGTCCATCTTTGACATCCCCTGTCCAAATACCAAGGTCTGGATGTCGCTCATGGATGACATTGACAATCTGCTTTGACTTGCTGACAATTAGCATGTCATGCGGTGCCCTCTCTATCAAACCATCTAGCTTGAGCATGAGCGGTGTGTCTGCATTGACTGGTTTTAGCTTTGGAAAATCAACAGCTACACCCGTTTGATTCAGATACTGTTCAAAGGTCTTACGACCAAATGACTGCTTGGCCATTGCCGTGTTGCCTTTGACTGTGACCAGGTTTAGCCGTCTAAACTCTGCTAACAAGTCAGGGTTGCCACTCTCAACGGTTACTGGATAAAACTTGGTTTCAAAGCCGTTGTTTTCTGTTGCGTTCTCAATTTCTTCAATCTCTTCCCAGCGGAAAAAGTTTGGTAAGTTATTGACATAGGTATCATAGTCTAAAAAGTCCTGCCATTTTTCTTTTGAATAAGCATACGCATCATAGACCATTTTTCCGTGGACCTTCTGCCAATCAAATTTGTTGTTCGGTTTAGCCTGTCCAAAGATGACTCTTTCGAGCGGATAAAAATTCATCCCTCTCTTTCTGACTGGAGTTGCAGAAAGTCCGATTGTATAAGACCGCTTGATTTTGGCATAGGCAGTGACATTCTTGTCAGATGACATATTCTGCCATTCGTCAATAATCAAAATATCACAATGCAGTTTCCCTTTTTTAATCAGGTCCTGCAACTTCCTATCTGTGATAACCTTGAAAGCCATCGCCCTATCATAACCACCGCGAGAGATTGTTTCCATCCAGCCATCCAAGATAGACAAGCGGTTATTGACAATAACAACTGATTTGGCTTGTTTGTGTTTGCAAATTTCAAGGGCACAAATAGTTTTCCCACGCCCTCCCAAAGCTTCCAAGAATATTCCGTTGGTGTTCCAGTCACTTCTCTTGACAGCTTCAGCCTGCCATTTTCTTAGCGTGATCCCTATGCTCACTCACCACCTTCCCAATATCCTTAACAACTTCTTCAATATCATTGCGCATAGCCCAGAATAGACCTAGCCTTGCTGCTGCTCGTATGTCTTGGTGATGTGATTTCTGGAACTTCCAAAGGTTAAGCACTTTCAATAAATCATCCGGAATGTCCGACTTATACCCTGCATTCCGCTGGAGCACTGCATCCGGATAGCAAAGCTGGATATAAGCAATAGTTTCAAGAACTGAATTATCTTTTGACTTGTCATTGTCTCTAGCTTCAAACTGTTCAATGACAACTGTGTCAATTTCTAGGTTATTCCCAACTTTATGAAACCAATCAGCAAAACCTTTCATCCCGTAGGACACCACCCAACTCTCAACCAGTCTGGCATTATCTAGCAAGACAATCCCAGTTGTCGAAGTCTCTATTCGGTTGCTTGAAGGGTCAATTGCAAGTATTTTCATCAAACACCAACCTTTTCTGTCAACACACCTTCAAATAACGCAGTATTGAACCAATTTTGTTTATTCGCTTTTGCAAATGCAAATAGGGTTCTTATTTCTTTGGATTGTTTTTCAAAGTTCTTGAGGTCATCTTCGTCCTCAAAGATTGGTTTTTCCTTGTACTTAGCCACAGTCACCAATTTATATTCTGGAGTAAATACCGGTTGCTCATTCCCTTGGTCCAGATTTGTTTCATCAATTTTTACAAATCTGATTGCAACATCAAATTGAAATCCTTCCGTCGTCAATACATCTACTGACTGTGGGCCAATAACAACCGCTAAAGATTCTGTAATCCTAGTTTTATTCATCAATTCCATTATCTAATCCTCAAACTTCTACTCTCTTGCAATACTGCGCCTTTGACCTTCTTGCCCGCATTCAACAATTCTTTGATTGCATTTTTATCAGGCTTTTTCGTAATCACAAAATACTTTTTCGGTAACAACTCTTCATCAACTACAACGGAAGGTTGATTTTTAGCCAGACTTACGGTGAAAAGCAAAGTCTTAACTTTGTCATGTCCTGTGATTTCAAATGCACCTTGCAGCCCTGTTTTGAGCCGTGTGATGTCACTATCAATTGATTTGTAACGAGCAGTCAGACGGTCAATTTCTTCTTTGAGCTGTTTCTTCTCAGCTTCTTTGTTCTTGATGACCTTGACGGTGTTTTCAACCTTTTCTTCAAATTGTTCCGTCCAATCAATAGATTCAAGCGTATCCAGCTTGGTTTCTTCATCAATACCTTCCATTTCTGCAATCTGCTTAAAGATTCCAGTTAGTTCATAAATACTAGCCATTTCTTTTTACCTCAATAATTTTATTTTTTAGTTTTGTATAACCAATACCAACTTTTGTTAAGTCTGCATCGGACGCGAATAAACCATCTTGGTTCATCCTAACTATTTCATTCTTTGATAAACAAGCAAGATTTGAAATATCCCAATTGGTCTTGTCACCATTCAAAAACACAACTGCATGACTGCTTGGAATAGGTCCATAGTGTTCTTCCCAAACTTTACGATGCATTTGTTTCCAAATATTCGGTTCAGCAATTTTTATCTTCGGATATCCATCTGTGGTATATCGAATTGTTCCAACCGGAACCCAGTTGATAGGTTTTGACCCTTTTTTGAATTGTCCGCTATTCGGGTACATGCCAGGATATTTCTTACCCTTGTTATGTGGAATCTGTCCTTTCTCAAAATGACCTGTCAACCCACTCTTCAGTCCATGATTTCTTCTGTAGTTTTTGATTTGATTGGCATTTAAACAGACTCCGAACTGATCATTCATTACCTTAGCAACTTCCTTTGCACTTCTTCCTTTTTGAATTTTTACAAAGTAATCATGTTGTTCATCAGTTAACAATCTAGCCATTCAGCAACTCCAATTTCGACGACCGTTGTATTCAGCAGCTGTTTTTTGAGCATCCAGGATAAGACGACCGTTATCAATAATCTTTCCAGCAACCGTAGTCAATGCATTTGAACGTTCAATCTCTTGGTCCAAATCCTCACCTTTTAAATCTTCATCTCCCAAGCGTTCCAACGCCATGAACAGATGATCATTCAAATCTGACAACTTATTTCTAGTCATTATTCCGTTACCTCACCATTCCGCTATTTTTCATGACAACCTTGATTGAATCAACGATTGTTTTCAAAAAACGATTTTCTGTCTGTAAGTCATTTACCTTGTTTCGCAGTTGAATATATTCTTCAACACTGATTTCAACCGTTGTATAATTATCCTGCATGTCTGCCCCACTTTCTAGCTGTCCGAGTTGACGCATCATCTGCAAATTTGATTGGTTCCCAGCTTGCAAGTGACTGTTTGACTCTGTTCTTCCAGGCTTGTCTATCTGCTTCAACTGCACGTTCACAAGCCAGGGCTGTTAGTTGTTCTCTAATCAATTTAGCTTCCCGTTCCTTACGTTGCTTTTCCAGTTTCCTCTGTTCTGCAACTGCTACCACTAGCATCGGCAGAGCAAACACTGATACACTTACAATAGCGTCAAATAGTGTTTCTGTCATTCTACGCTCCTAACTGTTTTTCTCGTTTGATATTTTCTAGCATTTCTGCCAACGTTTCTTTCTTTGGTCTGTATCGATTGCGACTTTTCCACTTTACAAATAGACCGAATCCTTTGTAATCAATAAACACAATCTTATGAGTAGGATTAAAAACGTATTGTCTAAAGTCCGGATGCTCACGCATTTCTGCAGCCCAAACTTTAGCCGTTCCGACGGTCAAACCTTCCCATCTCTGACAAAGGTGTGCATAGTCACCAGCTTCTGCCTTTTCAGACTGTTTAGCCGGTCTGTAGACTAATTCTGCTTTTGGCATAGCTATTCATTCCTTTCTGTGGTATAATTTTCTTAGTTAATTTTATTGTGCCCCTGACCTCGTCATGGGCTATTTTTATTAGCTTTTTGCTAATTCGTCCAGGCTCACATCAAGAGCCTTGGCGATTTTTTTTACTGTTCCAAAATGCAAATCTTTAACCTTTCCGTCACGAAGTCGATAAAGCATTGCTGGATCAAGTCCTGCATTCAATGCTAGCCTATAAACCGAAAAATTTTTTTCAGCCAAAATTCGTTCAATATTTTTCCACAACATATTGTTTTACTCCTTACCAATATTTATATAATTAGTTTTTATGCTTATATAGCTTTATACACTACATATAGTGTTTATTTTTATTTTCACACACTATATGTTGACAATCTTGCTTTTTTATACTATAATAAACCCATGACAATCAGGAAAATAAATCCGACTTTAACTACCAAATCTAGTGATTTTCTCCTGTGCGTCAAATATTTTGGAAAGGAGAACGATTATGGGAAAATTAAGTCCGAGACCTAACAATAAGAGACCTAAATATTCATGGAACGAGTTGGACAGCTATCTACAAGACGTACTGAGCAATCCAACAAAGGATTCAGTAACTATCAATCTTTCATCCTATGAATTATCAAAAGATGAAATTATAGCGGAATTAAAATCTGCCGGCTACTCAGTGGAAGACCCGAACGATGGTTTTCTAATTGCTAGATAATTTACGCTTAATGTTGCTTAATTCTGAGGTATTAACTGCAACCTCACATCTCAATTTAGCAATCTCATCATGAGGTTGCTTTTTCATTTGTCCGCTATACGGATACCGTTTTGGTCTCATCTTATTCCCTCCTCCCTAGTTCGGTTGGTTTTGTGCGGTTAAACCGCAACTTCATCTAAAAAAATAATGTCATCTATTGACAATCCAAAATATTCAGCGATTTTATAGGCTGTTTTGACATCAGGATTTGTTTTTCCTTTTTCCCAATTAGCCCATGTATCTGCAGTCACCCCTACAAGTTGACCGGCTTGTTTTTGCGTAAGATTGTCCCTGGCACGCAACATTTTTAGCGTCCATTTCAATACCCCTCACCCCTTTCTAAATATGATATAATAAAATAAAAACGATTGGAGATGAAATCTCATGGATAAAAAAACTTGTTTCTTTGTTTCCCCTATCGGAGAAAAAATCTCTGCTGATAGAAGACGTTCAGATGAAGTAATGACTCGCTTCCTAGAACCTGCTCTTGAAGAAGAGTTTGATATTATCAGGGCGGACCTTTTATTCAAACCAGATAAATTGGACGATGAAATCTTCCGCTATTTAGAAGAGGCAGATTTGGTAGCTGTTGACATTACTACAAATAACCCAAACGTATTTCTAGAACTCGGATACCGCAAAGCTCTTGGAAAACCATTTTTCTGTATAAAAGAGAATGATAACGAACCGATTCCTTTCGATATGAAAACGTTCTATGTTCATCATTATCAATTAAAATCCGATTATCCCAGCGAAGCATCTATTAATATTCAAGATGCGATTGACGGAATCCAAAAAATGGTCAGCCATTTTAGTTTCGATTCGGAAAATCTTCCAAAACAAACCTTCGAAGAAAAAGTTGAACGTAAACTAGACGAAATCAAGAGCAACGTGTCAAACATTTCTCGTAACATTCAAAAGAATAATGAAACAAGACAGTTTGATACCACGATACTTCCAATTGAAAAAGTCATCCCTCGATTGCTCGATCTAGGCGTTGATAACCCAGCTCGATTAGAAGCCTTATTCGCTCAGGTCCGTTCCATGTTGCAACAAATCCGCAATATCCGTTAATTTAGTATCTAACCCTTGGACAAGGCCTATCAAATATGCGATAGTTGCTTTGTCTTTTTTTGATTCATTTTCTAAATCCAGTAATCTTTTATCTAGATGTAGCTTTTCTTCAGCACTTATCATGACTGCTCCTTTCCACCTTTATTTCTTCTTTTTCCACTTCACAATCTGCCGTATCACAAACGACAAAACCAACAAACCAGCTAACCAATAGATCATTGCTTTCTTTGGCAAATGGTGGTATACTCAAATAAGAGGTTGGGGCTTTCGCCCCTAGCTCTTAATCTTTTTTTCGTAAGTTCCGCTTGTGCTCAAGCACTTGTTTGTGCCATAAGCGAGCTTCTCTTACTAAGCCTAGAATGATAATCGGAATTGCTAACTCGTTATCTGCTAGGCTTTTTAGTATGTCCACCATTTGCTTTTCCTCCTGTTTTGATTCGGTTAATTCCTTAACCTTGACTATATTATACTGCGGTTTAACCGCAATGTCAATACTTTTTTGCGTTTTTTTCGCAATTTTTTTGTTTTTTCTTGATTTTTTTGCGTTTTTGCCGTAAAATCTTCATTAGAAAGCGAGGAAAACAACATGCCAATAGAAAACAAGGATATTTTCTCGAAGAATCTAAAATACTATATGGACAAAAAAGGAGTTGATAGAAACCAACTCTGTGCAGATTTAGATTTAAAATATACTACTGTACGAGATTGGATAAAAGGAATTACATATCCAAGAATTGGAAAAATCGAATTACTTGCAAATTATTTTGGGATTAACAAATCAGATTTGATTGAAGAAAAATCCACAATCACCTCTTCCATCCCTTTCCAGAATTTCGACCCACGACAAGCCATTCTCTTGTCCAACTATTCCAAGCTCAATGACACACGCAAGAATAAGCTCCTAGCAACCTCTGAGACGCTTCTAGCCGAAGAGCAAGGGAAAATCATTGACATCTCCGAAAAACGTGCAGAATACGACGCTAGAAAGCGTATCAGCCTATCCGTACCAGGCAAGGTGTCCGCAGGTACAGGCTACTGGCAAGAAGACGACTACGACACCATGGTAGACTTCTACGCAGACGAAATCCCAGACAAAAGCAAGTACGACACAGTCGCAGTAGTCGTCGGACACTCCATGGAACCCAAAATCAAAAACGGCGACTTTCTCTTCATCAAATTAAAAGACCAAGTCGACCTAAACAAAATCGGCATCTTCCAAGTAGACGGCGAAAATTATGTCAAGAAACTAAAAAGCAACTGCCTTCAATCCCTCAACCCAGACTACAACGACATCCAATTCACAGAAAACATGCGCACCATCGGCGAAGTGGTGGAGGTGTATAGGGAGAAATGACCCCTGTGGTAATTGAGGAGCATAAAATTTAGTTAAAGGAGAATAATATGGTAAGCATCCCGATGAAATCAAACCCATTCGTAGAGAAAATAACATCTGTAAAGTTGATAAATCACGAAACTGGACAATTTTTTAATACAGTCAATAACTTTGATTTTTTCCCTGGAACAATCTCTCTTGTTGCAGTAGTTGACTTTTTCAACGTGTATCCAAATAAGAACTATACTCTCAGCGTAAGTGTATTCTTAGATAACGGTGCAAATTATCCCGTCCATGCCACTCGTATTTTTATTCCGTCCGACCAACTTATCGCAGTTTCAAACAATGGACTCGGTAAAGCAACTGGCAACTTTGATTTTAACTTAACAATTGAACAGCCTTGTGATTTTTATCTTTTCTTCGCTTTCATACCTGAAGGTAGCAGTGAACATAGCGACACATTCTATAGCTACCATTCTTTCTTGAAGAGGTAATGTTAATGCCTAATATAACAGAAAGCACCGCAACAATAAACTCACAAAATATAATACCTTTTCCAGATCCCGAAATAAACGGCATGAGCTTTCCACCACAAAAATCTGTACCAGTACAGATTACTCATGATATAATAAAATCAGAAAAACAAACGGAGGAATCTATTATGCCGCAAGAAACATACACAAAATCTGAAATTGATTTGAAGTTCGAAAAACTAAACTCGGATGTTCAACACGGGTTCGAAAAAGTCGATATGATTGTTGATAATTTGCGCCAAGAAATGCGTGACGGATTTGAAAAAGTAGACATAAAATTTGAACAGGTAAACCAAAAACTCGATTACAGTATCAATCATATACTATCCGAAACAAGAAATCTTCTACTCGAACAACAAGTAAAAGAAAAAGCCGAAAGAGAACAAGAGCGAAAAGCTACAAACCGATGGCTTGTAGGAATTGCTATCTCTCTAGCTGGTTTGATTATCTCAATTATTGTCAATTTCTTTCTCAAAAAATAAAAAAATCCCCACACTCTCCATCGCCAAACTTTGAGTGTGAGGTATCTCGTATAAAGAATAGGCATTAAAAAGCCCTTTTCTTTATACCCATTTTAACAGAAAATGAGGTAAAAAACAATGTGGGATGAACAACTTCCAGACGGCAGATATAAATTTTTTGAACGATTCAAAGATCCATACACTGGAACTTGGAAAAGAGTAGCTACTATTTTAACAAGCAATTCAAGCAGGGCACAAAAACAAGCTCAAAAAATCCTTGAACAAAGGATCGCAGAAAGATTAGCTCAGCTCAAAACATCGGAAATGCTATTCACAGACCTTTTTGACCAATGGTGGAATTTTTACCAACAAGAAATCAAACGTACCTCTATCGCTTCTCTGAAGGGCAATATTAAAGAAATAAGAGAGAGTTTCGGCATTGGCGTCAAAGTAGTCAATATTGACCCAAAATACGTCCAAAATTACCTAGACAACCTGGATTGCTCCAGAAACAAGAAAGAGCGTAACAAATCCATGTTGAACCTTGCTTTTGATTATGCAGTCGATCTGGACATCATCAAGGAAAATCCATCAAGAAGGGCCAAACTGCCACGGATCAAAAAGACCTTGGAAGATTGGAAAAAAATTGAAGAAAAATATCTTGAGGAAGACGAAATAAAACCACTACTTGAAGAACTCTGTCGCAGACCTAGCACATACCGGATTGGGTTAGCCGGAGAATTTATGAGCTTGAACGGTTGTCGAATTGGAGAGTTAATCTGTATTGAGCCTGAAGACCGAAATTTTGAGACCAGGCAATTGGAACTCCATGGAACCTATGATCATACTGAAGGCTATCGCAATGGCGAGAAAACAACTCCAAAGACCGTCGCTTCATACCGTGAAACACTCATGACCAAACGAGAAATGGAAATTATTCAAGAGTTTGAATTTATGAATGAGTTAGAAAAAAATACCAACCCACGATATAAAGATATGGGCTACATCTTTACGACCAAGAATGGTGTACCGATGCAAACAAACTCTTTCAACTTGGCTCTTAAAAAAGCGAATGAACGGCTTGGGAAACCTATACAGAAAACCCTAACCAGCCATATCTTCCGTCATACCCTTGTTAGCCGTCTAGCAGAAAATAGAGTTCCCTTGAAAGCCATCATGGATCGTGTCGGACATGCAGATGCCAAAACAACTATCCAAATCTATACCCATGTTACCAAGAAAATGAAATCAAATGTGGCAGATATCATGGAAAACTACTAA